CTCAGCTGCAATAGTAAGGTTTTGATCACCATTGAATGTCTTAATCTTTGCAACACCATCACTTACATAAACTGGAACAAGAACCTTCAGAACTGTCGTGGTTCCAAGAGTCTTATCCAGAGTGAATGTGATCTGTCTTCCATCACTTCCTGTAGAGAAAGAAGCAATTGAAAGGTTTCTTCCAAGAATACCCTGAACATCGTTAGGGTCAGAAGGAAGACTGGCTACCGTGATGGTTGTTTTGCCAGTATTAGTGATGAATGTTTCATTCTGTTTGTTGGTGTTCAATACAATTGAATTGGCACCACCTGCGACACTGATAACAAATTCCTGAATAACTGTGTAGTTAATACCAGTTGCGAGAATGTCATTCTGAAGCGAAGCGACTGTTCTCTGTGGAAGTTCAAAGACAAGAGTCTGGTTTGGTTGTCCTTTCTTCTTAATTCTAATTCTTTGAACCGTCTTACCACTTATTGCCCTTTCAATAGTTGTGGAGAAGTAAACATAAGACTTATCTCTATTTGCTCCATAACCAACTGGTCTGGTGGCAAAGTAAACCAATTTACTAACTGATACACCTGTATCATCTACAAAGGTAACAACATCACCAAACTGGAGTTGTCTGGAAGGATCTCCAGCGAAGTCATCACAGACGATGTAGTTGTTGCCAGCATTTCCACTAAACAGTGAACCTTCTGCCAGGTTAACGATATCAGAGTCTGCTGCGTTCTGAATAGAAATATCAGCAGAGAAATCAACTGGTTGATTGGGTTGAGGTGAATAGAAAGACTTAGTCTTACTAATGTCACTGAGCACCTTAGCGGTCACAATGTCTGCAAATCCTTTGATGCCCGCAGGTGAAGTTTCTAGACTATAGTTGACTCTTTCACCCAGAGAACTTCCTGCTGGATAAGGGAAATTATTCAACTTAATTCTACCAGCAGATGTTGGTGCCAGTGTGTTTGTTGTAGCGTTATATGTATAATCTACATCTTTCGTTATAGTGATCTCAGCGTTAACTGCCTGAACTTTGATTGAAGTTTCTGCAATCAGAGAACTAACATTTCCTTCAGTTCCTAGGTCAGTGAAAGCAAACTCATAAATCTCACCTTCAACGGCAATCTTAGAAACCTTATCGCCCTGAGTGATGTCTTCTCCAGGAGCAAACTCACCTGTTACATTGGAAAGAATAAGTTCTCCAGGAGTTGAACCTTCTTCAACCACACCAAAACTTGCTGTGGATTCACCAAAAACTAAATCACCAACTATCCAGTTTGTTGTATAGTTAACTGAGTTATCATCTTGAACTAAGATCAATTCAACAAAGTACTCAGCACCCAAGATACCCAAGTCAAAGGTTGAGTTATAACCAAGAGTACCTGGGTTATCTTGTGGATTTGTAACAATTTGATCTGGATTGAGATAACGAGGAGTAATTAAACCAGAAGGAGAAGGAACAATCTTCTTAGAATAAACAACTGTTGCTCCACCAACTAAACTACCACGAATGACGTCACTAGCAGATGTAACAACTGCACTGTTGGTTCCCTTATAAACTGCGGTGACTCCTGACTCACTAACGGTTCCAATCGTTGTTGCCGTTATAACGTGATAAGTGGTTGGAGGTGCGTTACCAATATTGAATGGTTCAACGAATCCCTGTGCGTCAGTCTGTAGTGCTTCTCCAACGTTACCGTCAGTAAAGTTACGATATAGACGAATAGTCTCAAGGCCAAGCGTGTCAATCGTACTATCAATGTTCTGGAAGTCAGGAACACTGTTCATATTAGTCAGTGCCACACTCTGACCTGCGGTCATCTGAGTATTGGCATCATTTCTAAAGTTCAGAGTTCTGGGCTTATCTCCATACAGATAGATTGGATTTCTGAATCCAACTTCGTATCCCTGAACATATGCTTCACCAGGAGAAATCTTAAGAGCAAAGGTGGCGTCTGCCTGTGCCTTTGTTAGATTAGCAGTTAAACCACTTCCTGGAATAGGAGGATAGGTTTGATTTGCATTGATGTCAAATACACCATTGAATGTTGTGCCGTTAGCATACTCAAGAAGTTCAACTGGGAACTCAGTAACGATGTAATCACCAGACTCATCAAAGGTTCTCTTGGCAAGAACATCATACAACCAGGACCACTTAGTTCTCTGATCTGGACTACCTTGAAGTTGTCCTTGAATAACAACGGCTAACTGAATAAAGTTAGGATTGGTAGAATCAATTTCTCTCTTTGTGAGAGTCAATGTTACCTTAAGTCTATCAGCACCAGGTGCTGCAAAGTTAGAAGAACCTTGTGAGTTATCAAGCAGAGCAGGAGCTTCTTCTGAATCAATAAAGGTTTCTGCTACCAGGAAACCAACACTGTAATTGGGTTTGGTACCATACTTGTCAAGTGTGATTGTCTGCTCTGAATTTCTTACAGAAGATCCATCAATAAAGTAATATCCTTCTTTTACAGTGAATAGACTGCCCTTGCCCATCGCATTTGATGTGATAGGCTTAGAGATAGTAGTAACACCAACGTTTGCCGTATACTTGTTAGGAGTATCAGATTCTAATGTCTCTCCTTCAGTAAAGGTGGCATCAACTGCCGTGGTTCCTGAACTCTCGTAATTTACGTAAAAGGTAATATCGTCAGCTGTCGTTTCTGCAGTGGCATAATTTACAAACGCCTTTACACCAGAAACTGCACCAGTTAGGGTGTATCCAATAAAGTCTTCAGCAGTTGATCCTTGAGTGATAGAGGAAACTCTAACATACGAAGATTGAGCATAACCGAACTCACCAGGAACGATCTGATCGCCCTCTTTCATTGTTCGAGAGGCAATAGTCTCGATTTGATTCTGCAGCATAAGCTGCATATTCGTTAATTCACGAGCCTGTACAGGGTAGCCAGCCTTAAACAATACCTTGTAATAATCCGATAACGGATTATAGTCAGCATAATANGGAGCTACATTAAGATTCTTTTGTAGAGGCATTTCTCTCTAACGTCCTTTAGACTTATTTAGAAGGNAATNAGAAGGCTTATTCTTTCAGTTTGGAGCGAGTCTCTAATCACTGGACTGATGTTAGAGAGATAAGTCATAATTCCAGAATATGCAGTAACTTCAGGAATAGCATATCCACTCTCAAAGGTGATATCAGTAGATGTACCAGTGTATGTGGTTGGAGCACTAGACATAGTTGAAGTTAGTCCAACCACGTTATTAATTCCCTGGAACCTATAAAGGTTTCCATCAGTATCTACATTTGCAGAAGATTGAGTATATCTCAGAACTCCAGTTGATTGATCGTATCCAATAACAAATCCTTTAGCTAGATGACTAACTTCATCAATCAATACGGACTGAGTGATGACTTCTCCTAATGTATAAGTCGTTCCTGTAGCAAGAGTTTCAACTTGAACTGCATAACAAGCTTCAACAGATATTGGATTTTCAGAAGAGAAAGATGCATCTTGTAGAATACCTATCTGTCTAAAAGAACCTTGCAAGTAATTAAACAGGTTATAGTTCAAATCACTGAATACACCTACTCTGGTGCCTCCTAGTTCTCTTGTCAAGTCAGTTCCCCACCCACCTGGAGGAGGAATAACCACAGTGCTTCTAAAAGTACCGTCACCACCTGGATTCAATGCATTCTTCTCTTCGTCTAGATTGGGAAGAGATTGATAACAGTTATTAGCAGTAAAATCAAGTGTTCCGTAAGTATATCCACTTCCCGTTCTCACTACCTCTATATTAATGACAACTTCATTGAGAACTGTCACTTTAGCAACAGCACCTGTTCCATCTCCATTGATATGGCAGAAGTAGAAAGGAATTTGATTAGGTGCTCCAATAGGACTCACTGTAAACTTAGCACCAGGATTATCTATAATCACTGTAGAAATAGCACCATCTACTCCTGTTACCACATCAGTGGAGGTGATAGGCATAAAGTTATCAGTTGAGTATGCAGTGTAGTCAGCTGAGACTAGGTTATAAACTCTTTGCCACTGATAGCCATCAGTAGTTACAAATGGCTCGTTGGAGGTGTTCTGTGGTTCTACAGTAGAAGGAATATTATGATTGTTATTCAGGCAGACATAAACATTGTTTGTCTGATTCCTTACAATCCAGTTACAATCATATAGATTGGCTGCTCCTGAGAAAGACTTATTTACAGTTGTATAGTCTTGTCTGTAATAATCGTAAGTTGAACCAGATGCCCAGTTTAGCTTAGGAATCATATGATAACTATCACCAGTTGCAATTTTCTTCATTGCAAACATATTATCATATGTTGTATAGAAGGTTTGATAGTTGTTCTGTGGAGTCGGAGGAAGATTGTCATCTGCCCAAGACTGGATACGACCAACGAAAAGATACGCCAAAGAACTTCCATCATCACCATTAAAGGAGTTGATGAGATTCTTGGCGTTCTTAACTCTTAAGTCATTAGTATTGACAGTTGCCATCTTTGCTCTTTTCAGTTATTTATCTATGAAATCTGAGGTTTGAATTCTGGCTCAGATACATCCAGAACCGTTTCTACGGAATCATTCATATCCAATTTGGAGAACATAATGAACCCAGATGGATGGATGATATCTTTAACAAAGGTTTCATAATCAACTCTAGGAAGAGCAGATGATATCTCATAAGAGAACCATTGATACTTCTTAGAATCCTGTACTACAGCATACTTACTACTCAACTTGGAGGTGTCATTAATGAATGTCCCTTCTGGTTCAGAAGTACCACTCACCAGTGCCCTACAATCAGCTTCTCCCTGAAGAAGAACTGTTGCAGTTGTTCCATAGTCATCTTGGATCAATTCACCTTCTCTGATAACACCACTTACTTTTTCAAGAGTAAGTTGTTGAATCTTATCATCATAACTCACCACAATTGCTGTCATCAACTTAACATCTGATGTGCCCTGATATACAGCAGTACCAGCAACAAATGGACCTCTGATTTGATCAATATACCTAATGATGCATCTTGTGGTGATCATCAGTTCTGGTTTCAGAGATCTATCAACAGAAATGTCTCTGCCTGGGTTGATAATAGAATTTGCTGTAATCTTACCAATATCATTTGTGAGAGAGATGTACTTGCCACTCTCTTCAACTAAAGTGATATAAGGTTCAATATAAGAAGAACCACCATTGGTCACTGTCACTGCAGTCACTACACCATCCTCAACAGTTACCTCTGCAGAAGCACCAGAACCACTGTTGGTTCTATCTCCAAAGATTGCAGTAGGATTCACATAACGAATACCACCACCTGACACTGATACACTGACAATAGATCCACCTTCTGGATTTATACTTCCTTCATTGATAATCAATCTTGCTCTATCTGATTCATTCTTATACAATCCAAGAGCAGGAGGAATTCCTGAATATCCAATACCACCAGAAGTGATATCAACATATGCTGCTGTGTTCTCTACTGCTTCTCCAAATGCACTGTATTTTACATTAGCGTTATCATCATCATATAAGTTACCAGTATAAATCTGGAATTGAGTATTTGCTAGTTCTGTTCCTAGGATAGGTGTAGGAGTAGAAGTGTAGTTTTCTCCTTGTTCCACCAATTCTACAGTGGCAATTCCTCCACCTAAAACAAGAGGATCTACAGTAGCAACACCAAATGCACCTTGTCCTCCACCACCACTGAAGGTGATAATGAATCCTTCTGAATAATAAGCGCCAGGATCGATAATTGATAACCCGATAANTTTGCCTGACGTCAGGTTTACTGTAACTCCAATGGTTGCAGGAACAACGTGCCCAGCCTGAATCACAGTATGAGTTCCATTGATTTCTGAATAGGACGAGTTCTCAAACAGAACCGTGTCTCCTATGTTCAGTTTAGTAGGTGTTGTTGTGTTAACCTGATAAACGGCTCTGGAATCATTCACCATCAAAGTATTATTAGGTAATGCAAGAGCTGTATCTGTATAACCTCTATCAAAGATACCATTGTCATTGTCTGGTGTTCCAATAGAATCAATACGAGCAATCTCTGTTAGTTCAGAAGCACCAGGTGCTCCAAGTTGGAAGTTAACAATGTCTCCTGGCAGGAAGTTTGTCATATCCCTGAACCAGAGAAGTCTTCTATCTGCAGTTTCCGAGATAACACCAATGTCGTCTCCGCCATTTGGATCAGGAGGAATAGGACCTGGTCCAGGACCAGGACCAACATCTGGATTATATGGCTCATCTTCGCCATATCTACTTGATACAGATCCAATTGGAGTAGATTGTGTCCACTGAACAGTATCTCCATCATTCCAATAGATGTACATCTTACCATTCAAACTAGACCACCACAAGTTACCAAACTCAAGACTGCTGCCATCTGTTTGTTGTGTTGGTGCTATATCTGAAATGATACACTGTAGTGTAGAAGTGTAAATGTTTCCTCTAGTTGTAGAAGCAACAGATAGTTCTGGATATATCCTATCAGATGAACCAATACCAGGAACTGTACCTGTTGGATCTGTCATAACCCATTGTGCAGAACTGGATGTTGGAATTTCTCCTGAATTGATGAAGTCTACCAGGATATCACTGTACCAGATATACATCATACCTGTTTGATTAGACCACCACAAGTCACCCAGTCTGTTAGCAGAACCATCAGCTCTACTGTCAGGTGCCATTGTAGAGATGGTAATGGTAGTATCACTGCCACTGTTAATTACATTTGGTGCAGTTGCTGCAGTAGTTCCAACACCTAGATCATAAGCAGTGTCTTCAATAGGCTGAGTTCCCATTGGTTGTGCTTCAACCCATTGCTGAGTATCGCCATCATCATAATAGACATAAAGTCTACCATTGAAGATAGACCACCAGATGTCTCCAGGTTCTGGATCAGTTCCACCTATACGAAGAGTAGGTGTCCTGTAGGACATCGTAACATTGTTAGGTCTAGAGGCACTTAATACGCTGTTGTTATTAAACAATCCAAAGAAAGGTTCTGTTGACTTGGGAGGACATCTTACAAATGCTTCTCTGTTGTCATAGAAGGTATCACCAAATTGAACCAAATCGTAAGTGAGTGTTTGAACTGTTAGAAGATAAGCATTTGTATCCCACTTCACCACCTGAGCAATAGCACCAGATGAACAAAGAATAAAGGTATCTCTCACAAAGATGAATGATTCTTTTCCTTTATAGGAACTTAAATCAATTGCTTGTCTGTGTGATCTTAAGTAAGTGTTGACTAATTGTCCACCTGCATTAGAAATAGGTTCACCAGTCACATAAGAAACTTTGCCCTCTGCCCCACTGCCATCTAGATTTTCATCCTCATAATAAAGAATGTCACCAATCTTGGTTGTGTTGGGAGCTCCGTTCTCAACAATGATACTAGAGATAGAACCTGTCGTTACATCTGCAATTTCAATATCTACATCTTTCTTTGTCTCATTTAGATATGGGTTTCTGTATCTCTCCACTTTAGTGAAGTTGAATGTTAATTCTGTATTATCATAACTGGATGGAGAATAAGCAGGTCCTCTAATAACGTCAGGAGCCCTTTCATCTGAAGCAACATTCAATTGTTGAGAGATAGGTCTATTGTTAAATGTTGTTCCAATAATATAAGGGAATTGAGGAACCTCAGATACATCGATTGTAACAAAATAAGCATAAATTCCATCAGGATAGATTTCCTCTGGATACTCAGGAGTGTTACAAATTCTTCCATTGTTTGTATCTAAGACATTACCAGCAACTTGCCTTGAGTCTATGCTGAGATCATATCCATTATTTGTACTGAGATTCAATCCCTCATCTGTTGTAAGAAGAATATCACTAACGATAGGAGGCTGATAATCATAGTCCTCAACGAAAGATCCCATAGGGTAAAGATTGAGAGCTGCATTGAAAGGACCAACAGCAGGAGGTTGACTTCCTAGTCCAACTCTGTCATTTCTTAGAATATATCCAGATTCTTGAAGTTCTACACCACCACTAATGTTCTTACCATTCGTAAATCCATAAGGACCATAGATTGGATTGCCATCAAATGCCCAACCAAGAATAGGTGAGTGGGATGTTCCAACATCATCAAGTTTGCTTCGTAGCTGACTTGGATTGCAGATATAACCAAATGTAGATGAAACAATATTATTAGACGACTGTGCCGGCCACAAGAAACCATTACCTGAATCAAACGTCCAGTTGGGTTCGTTTATAACATTCTGATATCTGTTAAACTTATAACTTTCTACAACTGCTTCAACTACAGCATCAGATCCAATTGGAGTTGTAACGATCTGAGTTGTAAGAGGATTGTAATCAATACCAGATAATTCAATAGTAACAGTGGCAATACTTCCATCACTTACTGTACAACTGACCAGAGCTCCTGTGCCCCTTCCTGAACTATCAACCACAGATAGAGAGGGAATATCATTGTAATACTCACCAGGGTCATTTATAGAGACTGATGTGAGTCTTCCGTAGTTGTCAAAGGTAGCATTGAAGCTAGCATTCTCTCCACTAGTGATTCTGACTGAAGGAGTTCCTGAATAGTCGGAAGTTGTTACCTGAATGATTGAATTGACTTGTCCATTGATAACATTGGCATTCGATTGAGATAATGGAGGATCAATCACCACAGTTGGATTTTGATAACCTCTTCCTCTGTTTACAATCGTAAAATCTTTAATTTCGCCTTGAATTAAGTCAATAGCAGAAACTTCACTATAAATTGGAACACCATCAACGGCAACTCCAATTTCATCAGTTCCTTTTGTTAAAATAGCAGTATTTTCTCTTAATTCTCTTGGAATAACATAAATCGTGTCATTCGCTGTCAGGTTGCCTCCAATAGTGCCATTATCACTAAATGGACCCATCGAGTAATATGGAAATCCACTAGAACTAGCAAATATGTAATTTGCATCAAAATAGACACCACTAACTCCAGCAGTGTAATTCTGAACGAATGTTAGCTCTGGAGGGAACGCTGATTGAGATGTTAATTGTTCTTCGTAGTTTTCAACGAAAGAAGCGAGTGCAGGAACCCTAGGATCTACTCTTCCAGGTCCATTGATGTAAACATCATCAGATTTAGTGTGTAATAGTCCACCATCAACAACTTCGACACCTTGAACTAATCCAAGAGGCCAAGAAAAGCTAGTATACTCAATATTGTCTATTTTCGTCTTTGCTTCAATATAATAAGGTCCATATACATCAGAACCTTTATCGTGAGCTGATTCTACTCCAATATGTCCTCTTTTACATTCAAAGAATTGATTCAATGACTTAGAATTGTATTGAATGCCCTCTTGTCCGATAAACATCACTCCAGAGTTGGGAAAACCTAAAGTTGACTCAACAGTGATCGTTGTAATGTCTGTAACTCCAGTATTTGAGACAACACTCAGTTTTGCGTCTCTTGTAAGTTCAGTAACTGGGTTTGCAAGGAATTCTCCACTATTCTTGTCCTTATTGAGATACATCTCATACTGAATGTTGTCTTCGTAGGGATAAGACGACACATAGTCACAAATAGAGGTTGCTATTGTGTTTGTATCATTAAATGACTTCAAAACCACTGAGGAATTGAGAACCTTAGTGGGAAGAACATAATTTACATTCTGATCTACCAAATTCCTTGGAATTGGCACTGTTCTCATAATTAGAGACTCAGACCAAGTTGATTTGGAAGGAATAATCATCCTGTCGCCAGGATAGTTCACATCTACATCTTCTTCTGCAAACAGAAGCTTGAAAAGTGCCTTGATTCCTAGCTTAGAGCCTTTAGATTGGAAGAAGTCACGAATATTCTCCAGAAACGTCATACTGTCGATTTCTGGACTGACTCTTGACGAGTTTATATCAGGTGCATACGACTTGTAGATGGTTTCAAGGAAGGATACCAAGAAAAGCACTGAAAGGTTCTGTACAGGAGACCCTACTGAATGCACAGCTGCATCTGTGTTTAGATATGTTCCTTTTTGTGTAAAATTAGGCAGAATAACAGTTCCAGAGCCTCCTCTTTGGAGATCACTGAAGACATTTCCTACTTTTGTCCTATAAAGTATGATTTCATTGTCAATAAAGAGAATTCCATTCTCTTCTGGGAATCCATATCCACTCTCAAGAGTCAATTCATCAGAATCTACATCAACATTGTCTGCAAGGACTCCATATTGGATAATTCTCTTCTTATAAGTATCAAAATCTCTATATCTTTGAAGATTCTGAAGCAAATCTTGTGAAAAACCAATACGTTCTTCACTTTGATCCGCAATCGTCATAAATTTGACGAATTCTTTATAAGTCTCACTGATAAAATCAGGTAAAGTACTTCTAACTTGATTAGAAGGAGAAATCATTGTGGTTTTATTCATGAGCTTAAGATATTCGTGTCTACAAGTGCGTTAATCTTAGAAGAATCTGCATCCAACTCAAGATAAACTGATTGTTTAGCTACTACATCCTGTCCAAAAGGAACACCTCTGATTTGAATAGCCGAATTCGGTAAAACAGTATTCACAAAGATGACTGGAGTGGTATATCCTATCATTACTTCTCCATTTACATAATCTACAGTACCAAAAGTGGTATTTGTGATGATTTTTGTGTTTGTTGAGTCAAGATAAAACAAATAAACGTTTCCTTTAGTGTCATCTTCAAAATAATAAATTCTTCCATCATTGATTCCGTCATTCAGGAGTCTAAAACCAGTAGAATAGACAACTGCTTTACTTGTATCAGTCTTTAAAGCCTGATCAAAACAGATTTCATAAGAAGATTGAGCATTTGCATTGATTTTAAAGTCCTTTCTCATCCTAAGAGTTGTTGTACTCCTAGTGATGGCAGGATCTGAATCATCAATCGCTCCAACGATCCTTGAATACCTTGCAGCACCTCCAAATTTATCAATAGTAGATGATACAAAGTAACTTGAGATTGCTTTATTCACTTCAGAAGCTATTCCAGCAGCGTCTTTGATAGTCGCTTTATCGTTGTAATAGACTACCGTGTCATATTCCAGATAAAGAACTGATGGATCCATCAGAACAATCTGAAGAGAAGCAATTCTATACTCACTTAATGACTCAATAATGTAATTTTTAGTTAACGCGGAAAGACTTTCTCCTGTTGTTGGCTTGATGGCAATGAAAACTCTCCCATATTCTGGAATCGAGAGCTCCTCACCACCATAAACGTAAATATCACTAGCAGCAGGGTAGATTTGACGAATAATTGTCTCATAATCCTGGGAAATAACACAACGATTTTGTGCTCCATAGTATTTTGGAGCATTGAATTTAACAGAATTGACACTTTCTATGTCTGCTCCACTTGCTGAATCAGAAGCAGCTGACAATACAGGAATGATAGTGATTCTATCTCCCTGAGAAGTAACAATATCTCCACCATAAGCGAAGTTGGCTAGGCAATTAATACCATTTGACTTCTCACCACTAGAAACAATATAGGTAACAAAGATCTTAGCTCCATCTTTCAAAGCTTTTCCAAAATGACCATCACCAAAAGTCAATTGATAGTACTCTTCATTGGTTTCTTCTAACCAATAAACTGTACTTTCAGAACCAGTCTTCACTAAGTTGTTAGCTTGCTCAAAGAATGTGTTATATTCTTCATTTGGATTCTGTTGAACCTCTACTCTAATACTAGTAGAGTCAATATTCTGATTCTTAATTACAAACTTTTGATTATAATTTGAAGTATCTACAACAAATTCAGCATTTAAATAAGTTCCTTCATAAACAACAATATCACTAAAGGTACAAATACCTGTAGAACTCACAGGAGCTGTTTGTGGATCAACGATATTAAATACAAAGTTAGCTCTTCCACTAGCTGTCAACCATAACATTCCTGGTTGTAACTCCAAGAATGAAGGATAACCAGAAGGAAACTCAGTTGGAGTTAATGAATAAGAGAATGTAGTTGTACTTGTTGANGANCTAGCAGAGACTGGTGTATAACCAATTGTTCTTGCATTAGAAACTACATTATCACGAATAGTAGCAGATGAAAGAAAACTTTCATTAGCAATCATATTTGTTGAATAAGCATTCAACTGTGCCTGATAAGCAATTAGATTGAGAATAACTTGTAAGTTACTTCCAGCGAAATCATAATCAGTAAACTGTTTTGTACTCTTGAGATAATTGACTAGATTAGATTTAATCTGTTCGAAATCGACCTCAGTTAATTGAATAGCACCGGACAATGTCTTTCCCCGTCTTTCTGTTATTTATAACCTATCTGGTAGGCGTTAGTATCTCTTGTATTCTGAATATTCTCTCTCCTCCAATAATACGATACTTCACTGTAACAGCAAAGTTATTCTGATCTGGTTGAACTTCTACAGATACACCTAGATCATCTTGATAAAACAAATTACCAATTCCACCCTGTGAATTATTTGTATACTGTAATGAATTTATCTCTTCTGGTTTTGGTGGAAAGAAAGATACTCTTGGCTCACAGAATAGAATAGCTCTTTCAATCTCACCAGAAAGTAATCCTGCAGTTGCACTATCTGCCACATCAAACAAATATTTCTGTGCGTTACTTCCGATGTCGGGATTGAAGGGAACCTCAGTTGGAAGGAACATAATAATATTCTTGATTGAATTATTAATTGCTCTCTCATTCGTTAATAACGTAATGTCATTAGTAACAGGTGAAGGATTGAAAGACAAAGAAACATCAACATAAGTTTTGACTCTCTGCGACAAAGCTATTCTCGAGCTTATTTCTCTTCCATAAGAATCAGACATTAAAAAAGGAGCGCCTTACCACTCCTATTTATTATTCAATTGTCTAAGTTTACATCCTCTTGCCATTGAGAGTATTTTTCTTTAATTCTATCTGAATTAGGTTTAGTATCATCCTTTGATGCATTTAGATATACATCTGATTTTGGATTAGTAATTAGAACTTTTGTTCCGTGATCTTGAAACATAGTTTCTTGAAGAAACTCTGGATGTTTGTTCATTCGTTCGTCAGTCATCCTCTTCCTTGTCCCCGATACTTTTTCTTTTGTGATGAATTGCTCCTAGGAGCATAAGTGGTGTTCTTTGATGAACCTTGTCTTGTCTTCTTGTTAGTAGGAACAATCTCAACAGTTCCTGACGCCGTGTAGATAACAGCCATTAATTAATTTCCAAATAAAGTTTTTCAACCAACTCTTCTAAATCAAGAATACGTTGGCTTTGGTTTTTCATCTCA